CGCTTCTAAAGAAGATCCTTTGGCTGACCTTTCAGTCGGCGACATGACTGTTGAAGCAATTGCTGAGTCAATTGGTAAAACTGCTCGTGGCGTTAAGACTATGCTAACTCGTCGTGGCTTAACTGCTTCTGACTATGATGGCGCAGCTAAGAAAGAAAAAGCATCTGCTTAATCTAACTTAGTACTATTACGGGCAGGCTCTTCGGGGTCTGCCCTTATCTTTAAACTTGGGAGGGTTTATAATTGAATATCGCATCTGCGCTAATAAAGCAAGTGCTTGAGCTACAGGACTTTCAGACCTGGAGTGTAACGCACAGGCATTATCTGCCAAGTGAGTACCATAGTCTTTATAAGATTATTGATAAGCACTGCGAATCCTTTCATAAAATGCCCACAGTTGAAGATCTCAAGTATGAGATTCGTGATTCTGCTACTCGTGAAAAACTTTTTGCGATTGAAGCTGTCGAGGTCGATGCCGACCCTGAGATGCTTCTTCAGTATCTAAAGAACGAATATACTCAGAAAGAAATTCTGGACTCGCTAGAAGATTATGTAGAACACTCTGTTGCATTCGAGGATGCAGAAGAGTCAGTAAACCACCTACACCAAATTGTCTTAGACATTGAAGGTAAGGTTGATCTTCAAGATCCGCAGGAAAGTATGCAACGTATTGAACTGTTCGAGCCAGAAGAAGATTTAGCCCGTTACATGAAGTTCGGACTCAATGAAGAGTACGATCATGAAATCCAGTTCTCTCCTAGAGATTTGGTTATGGTCGGTGGACGACGTGGTGCAGGTAAATCTGTTATTTGTGCAAACATTGCTAACAATGTGTACGAAAGTGGTAAGTCGGCTATTTATTTCACTATTGAAATGGATAGCCGATCTATCCTCCAGAGATGTTGCTCCATAGCTACTAAAATCCCTTTTGCGCGTCTGCGTACTCAGAATTTAAATATTACTGAGTGGGAGCTTGTAGCTAATTGGTGGGCAAATCGCTATGTTGATGGACAAGACCGCTTGAAGGAGTATAGAGAACATCGTGACTTTGATAAGTTGCATAATGTACTGAAAGCTAACCATGAGCTCCTCCCGACTCAGCAGTTAGATGTAGTATATGAGCCTTCTTTGACATTATCCAAGATTCGTGCAGAGCTTGACAAAAAAGTTAAACCTCTGAATGTTGGTGTCATTATTGTTGACTATATTAATCAGGTAAAGCGGTCGAGTCTACCAGCTCGTGCAGGTGGACAATACGACTGGACAGAGCAGATTGAAGTTAGTAAAGCCTTAAAATCTATGGCACAAGAATACGACTGCACAGTATTCTCACCATATCAAACAGATGCTAGTGGAGAAGCTAGATTCGCTAAAGGTATTCTTGATGCGGCGGATGCCGCTTACACGTTGGAAACGTGGGATCATGAAGATGCTTGTATTACACTCAACTGTGTAAAAATGCGTTCAGCCTCTATGAAGTCATTCACATCAGAAGTAGACTGGGATAGCTTGAAGATTGGCCCCGAGTCTGCACTCACTCCCCAAGAAAGAGAAGATTCTTCACACAAAACAGGTGAAGACATTGATGATATCTAAAAATAGTTCTTGACATCTTAGCTTCTTTTGCGTATAATATACGGATAAATAAGAGGAGAGAAGCAAATGGCACTTACATTCGGCAGTTTACGACACACAGCTTCAGGTAGAAAGCGTAAGCCTTTACCGAAGTCTAAGTCTTACACCCCCAAGTTTGAACCCTTACAGGTTTCCAATACATATCGTAGAGATACTGTAGAGTATAAATCTGCGGATAGTGGTGTAGGTACGTGTGCAGCTCCAGATCGTAGTTATACAGAAGATGCAACGTTCACAGTAGCACCTGCCTATAACAAAGGTGCTTATCAAGTAATCAGTAAAGAAAACATTAAGGATATTGGACGTTGACAGTAGAAGAACTATTAACCAGTAAAGATGTTTATTTTATACCCAAAGGTGCAGATGCGTTAGTACGTTGTCTCAATCCTGAGCATGATGATAGAAATCCTAGTATGCGTATTGATCGTATTACTGGAGTGTTTCAGTGCTTTTCCTGTGGGCATAAAGGAAACCTTTTTACTCATTTCGGCGAAAAGGCAAACCAACTACAACTCAGACGAGAACTATTAAAAAAGACTATTAAAGCTAAGAGGTCTGAGTCGGTTGGTTTGTCTTTTCCTCGGAATATTGTCCCTTATGTGGGCAACTGGAGAGACATTAAGCCTGAAACATATAAGAAGTTTGAGGCATTTCAACACCATGATCCTGATCATATCGGTAGGATTGTGTTCCCTGTAAGAGATATATCTGGTCGTATTGTAGCGTTCAATGGTCGTCATACCACAGGCGGAACGCCTAAGTATATGATCTCGCCTGCGGGTGCGAAGATGCCTTTATTCCCTGTAGTAGAGCCTATACAAGGTTCTGTTGTACTAGTAGAAGGTATCTATGATATGATCAACTTGCATGATAAAGGAATGGATAATGCAATTTGTTGCTTTGGCACAAAGAACATTAATGAGGATAAATTACGTATGCTTTCTATACAAGGAGTAGATGAAGTAATTGTATTCTTTGATGGAGATGAGGCAGGACAGAACGCCTCCAAAGAAGTTCAAGAGATGGCTGAGCGAGTAGGTTTAGCTAGTAGAAATGTCAGCCTCAAGGATCGTGATCCTGGAGCTTTACCATTACAAACAGTACAGAAACTAAAGAGTAAATTATATGCCTAAAGTTGCATTAGTAGAAACTAAGAAAAGTAGAACCAATTATAAAAAAGAGTTTGATGGAGAGTTTGAGTTTGATCAATATCAGCTTTGCTCTGACCCTACTCTTAAAAAAGTATTAAAACGAGACTGCGACATCGAGATTGATGTAGATGCGTACGATTGGCTAATACTTGTGGGAAGTGATGCTCTTAAATACTTCACCCCCATCAACTCAGTTACAGAATATTCTGGTAAGAAAGTAGAAGAGAAGTTCTTACCTGTTATTAACCCTGCCATGCTTGCTTTCAAGCCAGAGGCTAAAAGAACATGGGAAGATTCAAAAGCAAGTATCATTGGATACATCAAAGGCGAAATAGAAGATACTATTATTACAACACATAATGCCTGGGGTATTCAAGATACTGCAGAAGCCAACGCTTTCTTTCAAGCAGCTATCGATGCTCCCAGCCCTTATGTTGCCCTCGATTCAGAGACTACAGGACTATATCCACGTGATGGGCATATGCTTGGCCTGTCTCTATCTTATGAGCAAGATCGCGGTGCATACATAGACACAGAGTGCTTAGACGAAGAGTCTGAGCGTCTATTGCAAGAACTCTTTGACAAAAAAGCAGTAGTATTCCATAACGCAAAGTTTGACTTGGCATTCTTCGAGTATCATTTCAACTTTAAGTTTCCTCACTTCGAGGATACAATGCTACTACATTATTTAATTGATGAGAATCCTGGTACACACGGCTTGAAGCAGTTAGCTATCAAGTATACAAAGTACGGGGACTATGAGAAGCCAATGTATGACTGGATTGCGGACTATCGTAAACAGCATGGCATTCTTAAAAATGATTTTAACTGGGGCGATATTCCTTTTGAGATCATGAAACTCTACGCAGGCATGGATGCTGCAGTAACGTATTTGCTTTTCGAGAAGTTCGTAAAGATTAAGCAGAATAAACGTTTAGCAAAAGTCTATGACAACATACTTATTCCTGGTTGCCGTTTCTTAACGGACATCCAAGACAATGGCGTACCTTTTGACAAGCTCAGACTAGTAAAGTCTCAGTCTCTTATGCAAGAGCAGATAGATGAAGCAGTTGTAGAGCTATATAAAGACCCCGCCATTAGTAAATTCGAGAAAATTAATGGAAAAGATTTTAATCCTAACTCTACTGTTCAGCTTCGTAGCTTGTTGTTCGACTTTGTTGGTCTCAATCCTACTGGCAAAAAGACTGGCACTGGAGCACATTCTACAGATGCGGAAGTTCTTGAAGCACTCGGCGACCAATCCCACATCCCAGGACTTATTCTCAACATTAGACAAAAGTCCAAGATTAAAAATACTTATTTGGACAAAATCTTACCGCAGTTGGATAGAGATAGCAGACTCCGTACAGGTTTCAACCTCCATGGTACTACTAGTGGCAGGCTTAGCTCTAGTGGTAAACTTAACATGCAACAATTGCCTAGAGATAATCCCATTGTAAAAGGGTGTATCAAAGCAGCACCAGGCAACAAAATCGTTGCAATGGATTTAACAACAGCAGAGGTATATGTAGCAGCTATCTTGGCAAAAGACAAAGCATTGATGGATGTATTTAAGTCGGGAGGCAACTTCCACAGTACAATTGCTAAGAAAGTATTTAGACTACCTTGTCCTGTAGAAGAAGTAGCTGAGAAATTTAGTACACAAAGACAGGCGGCAAAAGCCGTAACATTCGGCATCATGTACGGTGCAGGTGCTAATAAGATCAGTGAACAAGTATCAAAAGATAGTGGTAAACCTTTTACTAGGGCAGATGCTCAGGATGTTATTGATGAATACTTCAATGCGTTCCATAAGCTAAAGTCTTGGATTGAAGAAAACCAAATGTTTATCAAACAAAATGGATTCATTTACAGCTTCTTCGGAAGAAAAAGGAGACTACCAAATGTCGCTTCGACGGACAAAGGCATACAGAGTCATAGCATTAGGAGTGGTCTTAATTTTCTGGTGCAGTCTGCTGCTTCTGATATTAACCTCTTAGGTGCTATAGACATGAACGCATGGATCAAAGCCAATAATAAGAAGGCTCGTATCTTTGCACTAGTACACGATTCAATTCTTGCAGAAGTGCCAGAAGATGAAGTGGAAGAGTACATGGAGCAGTTAGCCAAGTACATACAAATGGACAGAGGTTTATCTATTCCTGGCGCTCCAGTAGGTTGTGACTTTGAGATTGTTCACGAAGATTACTCTGGCGGTAAGTTTGATAAAATGTATGGAGATAGAATATGACAGATACAGATTTAATATGGTTATTATCCCCTCACGGAAAGAGCAAGAATATGGCTCAGTGGGTTGTAGATAACTTTCAAGATAGGGTTGATTATAATCCTACAGTTGAAAACTGGGTTAAAGCATCTCAGCAAATACTAGATACAGACTGGAAGCTAGGTTTAGCAGAGTAGTTATGTTACTTACGTTTAGAGATTTTACAAAGATTACTTTCCCAGCTTTCTTGATGGATTCAAGTAACTGGGAGATTAGTGATGGACTATTCTTTTGCGAGGGTAAGTTAGTAGACGACTATAACCAGATGGGTACTACCATTGGTGCTAGACGTATGCAGACTCCTTTTAAAGATAAGTACGAGTTAAAGAAAGCTGTATCTGCTCCCAACGGACTAATGAAGCAGAGTACTAAGTATTTTGTAGATAGTAAGGGTAAACCTTTTATCTATGAAAAGACTAAGCTAGTGCCTCTCAAATATATGAAAATTAAGAAAGTGGAGCGTAAGTCCTATGCTACACTAATATGGGTAAAGGGGCACAATGCTCCTTTTACCGTACCACGCCCTCCCGAAGATGGTAACACATGGGCAGGGGTTCTGCATCTACATGGAATACCGTGGATGCTTTATGAGTACTCAGATGAGAAACTCAAAGACACTAGAAGAAAAGTATAATATGGCTAAAAGACGTAAAACTTTATCAGGTGTAAACTTTGACTTGAGAGAGATCGAACCTTTAACACGTAACCAACTAAAAGCCTTTGATGCAAGCAATAACTTGGTACTGCATGGATTAGCAGGAACAGGTAAAACCTTTATATCATCATATCTAGCATTTGATGATATGGCTAAGGGAGACTATCAAAAGCTAGTAATTATACGAAGTGCAGTACCTACTAGAGATATTGGGTTTCTGCCTGGCACTGAAAAAGAGAAAGCCTCTGTATACGAAGAGCCTTATAAAGATATTGCAAACGACTTGTTCGGTCGAGGAGATGCTTATGAGATTCTTAAACAGAAAACTTTAGTAGAGTTTATGACTACTTCGTTTATTCGAGGTATAACACTACGAGATGCGGTTATTCTTATTGACGAGTGCCAAAATATGTCTTTCCACGAGCTAGACTCTATTATCACGCGTATGGGTGAGAACTGTAGAGTTATATTTTGTGGAGACTTCCGACAAGCTGACTTGAGAGGGAACGGTATTAAAGATTTCTTCCAAGTATTAAAACGTATGGGTCTATTCACCTTTATAGAATTTGAGGTAGAAGACATTGTGCGATCCGAGTTTGTTAAAACTTATATTATTGCTAAGAACGAACTTGAACTATGAAGGCAGTCATAA